TTGCCTTCGTGCTCGGTCGGCTGCCAGTCCATGATCGTCGGACGAGCCCGGCAGGTGAAGCCGCCCATGCCGTCCGTCGCTATTTCCTTCTGCACGAAGCAGAGCGCGCCGACGACCGGGCGTTCCTTCGCGTCAGCGACCGCGAGGAGTTGCTGCATCGTGTCGGGGGTAAAGCCCATGTCCGTGTCGAGAACGAGCAGCCAGTCGTCGTCGCGCTTGAGGAACTCCGCGGCGATGGTGTTGCGCGCGTCCGCGAGTTGACCGCTCGCGCATCGGATCTTGATGACGCCGGAGAGGTGCTCGGCGCCGTCGAAGAACCCCATTTGGATCAGCGAGTCGGACCACGAGTGGGCCACGTCGATGTTGTGGACGTAGCCGATCGCGACCTTCGCCGGTCGGCGCGTGCGGCGCGTCTGGCTCAGGGCTGCTCCCCGGTAGAAGCCTCGGCGGCTGCGGCCTCGGCGGCTGCCTGCTCCGCGGCAGCCTGCTCAGCGGCAGCGGCCTCGGCGGCGGCTTGCTCGGCGGCGGCCTGCTCGGCGGCGGCATCAGGCGCGGCCCCCTCGGCCATCGCCTCGCCCCTCGGCGCCTCCTCGCCCTCGGCTACTGGTGCGACCGCGGACTCGGCGGGCACACCGATCGAGCCGGGCGGTCCCTCACCAATCGGTGGCTCCGCTGCCGTGGGCTCCTGTTGCGCCAGGTCGAACTCGGTCGGCTCGGGTGCCTCCTCCGCCTCCTCGGGTGCGACCTCAGCACCGGGCTCGGGCGGGACGGGCGTCGGCACCTGCTGCGCCTCATCGAACGCAGTCGGCTCAACGTCGCCTTGGGCGTAGGGATCATCCGTCTCGACGGCGGCATCGGTCACCGCCGCGTCGGTCGTGGTCTCGTCGTCAGCCATCAGGACTCCTCATCGGGTGGCAGGGACAGGTCACGGGTCTCGCCGGGTTCCGCGGTGGCGGTCTCGACGAGCGGGATCGACAGCGGCGCGCTCGTGCGGATCGTGCTCGCAGGCGCGTTCGCGGTGAACAGGTCGGGGCGAGCGCGCACGAGCGGGTCGCGTGCGTCCCACGCCTGACCGACCTCCAGGAACACCGTGTAGTCGGTGCCGGGGACGCCGACGTGGGCCTCGACCGTCGAGTAGACCGTCGCGGTCCGCGTCGTTCGTGCTGCTCTCGCCATGCTCACTCCTTGATTGGTGGAGACCGGGGAGGCGCCGAACGACCTCCCCGGTCCCCCGTTGTCACGTCTTGAGCAACTTGAACCCGTTGTCGTTGACGCTGTTCCCACCGATCCGGGCGTACGCGAACCAGCCACGCTGGCCGGTCGGGAACGCCGTCGCCGGGTTGAACACCTGCGGGACGAGTTCCACCGACATCCCCGTTCGCCGCGCGATCAGGTAGTTGGAGAAGTCGCCGACCACGAGAATGTTCTGGCCGGTCGTGCCAGTGAAGTCCGGGAAGTACGGGTCCTCGTAGACCTGCTTCCCGAACAGCACCTCCGCGGCACCGGCCTCCAACGTCACGGTCGCGGCGTGGTACACGTTCGCCTGACCGAACTGTCGGATCTTGTTGTTCACGTCGACGGCCATCATCCACGACGCGCGGCGCCGGTACTTCTGGAGCAGCGACTTCCACACGTTGTAGACATCCGGGTAGCCGAACGCGCCGGTCGTGGCCACGTTGACGATGCTGTTCGTGTTCGCCGCCAGGGCGGTGAGCAGCCCGCGGGGCTCGCTCGTGCCGGACCCGGACGTGAACTTGTTGAGCAGCAGTTCGTCGTAGCCCGCCGAGAGCAGACGTGCCATCTCCGCCTGGAAGCCCGGCCAGTCCTCCCCGACCTCAATCGAGAACGGGATGAACCCTCGGGCCATGTAGACGTTCACCTGCGGCTGAGCGAGCGTGATCGAGTTGTCGGCCACGGTCGCAGCCTCAGTCTGGAACGCCCACACGACACCAGCCGCGCTGACGCCCTTCCACGCGTTGGTGGTGATGTTCTCCTGGCGGCACAAGGCGAGGAACGGGTTGTCCGTCTCCTGATTGGTCAGGATCACCGTCGGGTCGATGAAGACCGGGATGGCGAAGCCACCGGACGTACCGGCACCTTCGGCCGCGGCCCGCTCGAACTGACGGCACGTGAGCATCGCCTGATTTTCCTCGGCGGTGAGCACAGGTGGGCTCTGCGTGACGCACTTCATCCACGCCGACCGGTAGTGGTCGTTCTCGGTGACGATGATCCGGCGGGCGAGTTCGCTATCGGAGCGGACTCGCCGTTCGAGGTAGTCACCTTGAGCGGTCGACAGGATGTAGTTCGACTCGCGGTCGTTGAGGATACGCAGCGACCAGTTGCGTGCCTCGCGGTACTCCATGCGAGTCACGTCCTGGCCGAACACCTCCTCGGCGCCCTTCCGTGGCTCGGGCAGACCGTGGACGCGTTCGGTGACGCGCTTCGCCACGTCCTCCCGGAGGCGGTCGCGCTCGTCCAACTTCTCCACGATCGGCTTCAGGGTCTCCCGCTCGAAGGCGAGTTCGTCCCAAAGCGTCTGCGTGGCGTCGTCGAACGGCCGACCCTCTGACTTGTCGTCGAGTTCGCGGAGTTCCCCCGCGATTTCGTCGTACCGCTGCCTGATCTGCACGGGTGACCGCTGGTCACCCTGCTGGTCGGCAGCGTCTTTCGTGTCTGTCTCTGGGGGCATGTGCCCTCCTCACTTGATGTCGAGCGCCACCAGTTGCAGGTACCGCTCGCGTGGCGACAGGTGGAGGGCGTCTCCCTCCGGGCTGCCGCTGGGGGCGCGGTCAGGCGACGTGCGCTCGTGCGCGGGGTCGCCTGACGTGCCGTGATCGTTGGAGCGACCAGGGCCGCTCATGCCACCGCCACCGCCCATGACGGCCGTGTGATCGCCGTTGGGCTGGCCGCAGTGGTCGCAGATGCCGTCGCCGTTCGAGTCTTGGGCCATGAACGGGCCTGGATTGGGGTCGATTTCGTCCTCATCGGCGGGTTCATTGCCGCTCGGGGGCTGCTGTGCCGCGCGCTCGCCGCACTCAGCGCACAGTGCGGCCTCGGCGGCGTTCGCGGTCTCGTCGAACATGATGTGGGCTCCTGGGATCGAGTCGCCGAGCGAGCGCAGCGCCGCGGTCGCGTCAGCGTAGGCAGGGAACACCACCGGGCCGAGTTCGTGCAGCACGACCTCACGCACCGAGCGGACGTGCTTCGCGCCGTTGCGGTTCCACGACTCTGCGCCCTTCGGGACCTCGAACCGGAACGACATTCCCTTGACTGCTTGCTCGCGAATCGCCTCCGTGAGCGGTTCGATCAGCCAGTTGTCGAACATTCGAGCGCGGAAGTAGAGGCCACGGTCGTCTTCGCGGATGTCTTGGATGGCTCCGATTGGCATGTTGCCGATCAGGGGGTGGCGTCCGTGATTGAACAGCAGCGGTGGGGTGCGGTGCTCCAATGTGCGCTTGAACGCGCCCGGCTTGATGACCTCGGTGTAGGTCCCGAGCAGGTCGTCGATGTCAGCAGGCGAGTTGAACACCGCGGCGTAGCCTTCGAGGGTTCGGCCATCGCCGTCGTCGCGCTCCAACGTGAACACTGCCTCGCGCTCGAAGATGTTGCCGTCCTTGCCTGATTTCGCCCGTCCACCGCCGTTCCCACCACTGTTTCCGGCTGATCCGATGCCGAGAGACTTCGCGCACGCGTTGATCGAGCCCATCGCCTTCGGGCCGAACGGTGATTGCGGCGCGCGTGATAGCGCGTTGCGGACGTGCGCAGGGTCGCACTTCCCTGACGAGTCCTTGATCGGGAAGTGGCGCAGCGACCGTGGGGTGGTCTTGCCGTCCGCGTCCTTCGAGCCGCCACCCTCGATGTAGGCGAACGACGAGTCGGGCAGGGTGTTGACGAAGGCCGTATCCCAGACGGCTCGTTCGTCGGTCGCGGTGGTCATAACGCTCCTCCCAGGTTCAGGAATGTTGACATACAGGGCTGCCTGCTGCTTCTTGGCGGCTTCGAGCGTCGGATGACAGCCCATCAGACGGCCGGTGGTCGCTGAGACGACGCCGTAGGGCTTCGAGGCAGGGCAGCCCGCGTGATGCGGCTTGATCAGCCAGGGCATCAGAGCGTCGGCGCGACCGCGCGTGGCGGCGGACTGATCGCCCGCGGGCGTGGCCGCGTCGCGGCCGTCGCACCGTTGCCGAGCGCGCCCGCTGGCCCGGCGCCCGGTGCCTCCGGCAAAGGTGACGGCACGCCGGGCTCAGCGGGGAGCACCTCCTGAGGCGGTTGCAACTGCACGCTCACCAGGCCGGTGTGCTTCAACATCGACAAATCACCCGCGACGACGGCCGCGACGGCGCTCTCAGGCTCGAAACCGTCCTTGATCAGGTTCACGATCGTCGTCGCGTCGGCGGAGAGGATCTCGGCTTGGTCCTTCACGTCCTCGCGAAGGAACGGGATGTCGCGGTCGTCGTACCACAAGCGCGAGCCATCGGGCACTCCGATGATCGACTCCATCGCTCCCGCGAACGAGCGCCACAACGGGCGCAGCGTCCCGTCGACGAGACGCCGTCGCGCTTGCGCATAGTTCGAGTAGGTCGCCTGTTGCAGCCCCTCTGAGAGCCCGACGATCACCGGAGGGACGCCCGCACATGCCGCGATGCGTGTCTCACCGGCTCCCTGCGTCGCTTTGACGTTCAGTTGCTCGAAGGTCTGGCTCACGGTCTTGACATCTGCGCCGCCCGCGACGAACAGCGTCTTGCCCGCGTTCTGCGCGCCCTCGTGCTCGCGCTTATACCAGTCCACCCACTGCTCGAAGCGGTCCTGCTGGAGCGCCGGGTCGAGGGTGACGACGTAGGTGAGGTTCGCTCCCTGGCGCAGCGTCGACGACTTGTGATTGGTGAGCAGATTGTCGTTGAACACGTCGGGCAGGCACGGCGAGAGCCAGGACATGCCCATCGGCATGTTCAAACGGCGCGGATACGGCTTGTAATGACAAATCTCGCTCGGAAGGAACTCGACGATGTCGCCCGGATCGGGGCCTTCTTGGTAGGTGTAGATGCCGACGCGTGTGCCGAGCGAGCCGGGCTGTCCCCAATACGAGCCGGTGACTTGCGTGCCGCCGAGGATCACGCGGTTCGGGTCGAGGCGCACGAGGAAGCCCTGACCGTCGCGGACCCAGTACGAGTTGCCGCACGCGAGGATGTCGAGTTCGGCCTGGCCGAGCAGATCACCCGTTTGGGCGCCCGGCCACGGCTCGTCGAGCACTTTGAGGCCGTCATTCACCCAAAGATCGGCCGCGCGACCGCGCTGGAGGTACTGATAGGCGAAGCGCGCCTCGGAGAACAGCAGCATCCGGGTCGCCGCGCACGCGAAGACGATGCTGTTGGTGTCGTAGGCGTCGCCGCCGTACCCGCCGAGTTGCACGGCCTGGTGGGCCATGCCCTGGTAGTTCACGATCAGCCCAGGCGCAAACTGTCGAGCCCAGTCGAGGATCGAGATGGGCTGCGCCGGGCCGTCGCGTTCCTGCACGGCTCGGTCGAAGAGTCGAGCGAGCATCAGGCGCTCAGCACGCTCGCCGCAGGCACGGGTTTCGTCGTGATGATCGGCACGTTGATGTCCGAGTCGGGCGGGATGAGCGGCAGCGGCGGGTACGCGACGCCGTTGCCGGTGTCGACGAGCAGTTGATTGAGCACCTCACCGGACGGGAGGATCAGCCACGCGAGCAGCCGCCCGTACTTGCCGCGGGCGTCTCGCTTGCTCGTCACGATCTGGAAGTTCGTCTGCGCCGGGAGTTGCATGGCCACGTACTTGAGCGCGTCGCGGCCTGCTGCGGTGCCGAGTTCGGGTGCGTTCACGCCGCAGTAGCGGAGCGTCTGATCGATGTGGCCGCCCGTGACGATCCCGAGCCCGATGTCCTGCTCTCGCAGGGTGACGGTGACGGTGCAGGTGTCGCCGTCGTGATGGCTGAGCAGGCGTGCTGCGTAGACGGTCATCGTTCTCCTCTACGCTCTAGAGGCATGCCGATGCGCCTGGCCGACGTTCCTGTCGCCCCGACGTTCGATCCCACGGTCATCCTCGTGGACCAGCGCGCTCCTGCGCTACCCCGACGAGGAGCAGCGCCACGCCGAGCAGCGCCACGCCGAGGATCGGGTCGACGAGCCACCCGGCGATAACGAGCGCCAGCAGGCCGAGGCCCTGACAGAGGAACGCGAACCTCACAGCGCGGCGAGCACGAGTCTGACGACTACCGCCACGCCCAGGACCACGAGCGCACCGACGAGCAGGACGCCGAGCGCGTCGAGCCCCTCGGTCGCCTCTGGGTCGCGGTCGAGGTCACGGCCCTCCTGGTCCATCACAGGAGCGCACCGAAGATCCCTGGCTCCGGCTCGACGGGTGCGTGGATGCGGTCGAACGCGCCCACGGCACAGATCCCGAGGTCGATGTGGCGTTTGGAGGCCTTCGACTCCTTCACGGGGCGCGCGCCGCGCGCATCGCGCTTGAGGACCATGTTCTCGACGTGGCGTGCCATGCGCGGGTCACCGGAGTGAGAGAGGCCCTGGTCCATCACCGCGTCGTAGAAGCGCTGCCACGCCGGGATGATCCGCGCCAACTGGCCCGTCTGATACTCGGCCATCGGGAGGCCGTCGTCGGCGAGGAGTTGCAGTGAGCGTTGCCAGCGGAACGGGTCGCAGGCCACCTCGCGGACGCTCCAGCGGTGACAGGCCTGCGTGATCGCCTGCTCCACGTCGACGATCGGAACTCGCCAGTGCTCGTCGCCGGGGTTCTCCCAGCAGCCCACGACCCAGAGGTAGCCATCCAGCGTGGCCCCGACGATGCCGGTCGAGTCGCCCGCGTACGACCCGTCGAAGAACAGCACGCACG